CCAAGGACGTCTCGGCGAGCTGGAGAAACAGCTCACCAAGCAGATCACTGACGGTGAGAGTGAGAAAGCCTCGCAGACGATGGCCGCCATCCGTGAGCTGTCTGACGCTATATCCGATTTCAAGGCAGACCTGAAAGCGCAGCAGGCCACCACGCAGGCCGTTGAGCAGGTGCGTGAGAGTATGGTGATCGACCGTATCGAGGAAGCCTACCCCGAACTGAATCCGCGCCATGAGGATTATGACGAGGGCAAGGTCGCCAAGGTACTGAAGATTCGGAAAGGTCTGATGGCCACCGGCGACACGCCGAGCGCTGCGATGCAGGAGGCCGTCAAACTGGTAATGGGGGACCCGAATACGGGTAAAGAACGCCTCGCCACCGAGGTGACTCCGCGCGTCGATAAGGACAAGGTAACTACCGACCGCGCTACGGAGGCTCGTAAGCGCAACCTCGACGCCGAGGGCCGGCAGCCCCCGAGCACCGCCCGCGTGGGTATGGATAGCGACAAAGCCGGCGGCGGCATACTGAACCCGGCCGACGTGATGAAGATGTCGCAGGACGAGTTTGCCAAGCTGGACGAGAAGACCCTCGCCAAATTACGTGGGGACGACGTCTGATGAAAACACTGGAGCAATACTTTCACGAGAATATGGACCGGGACGTGACCGATTTCTCGGTACGCGCCCGCAGTTTCGGTAGCGGCCGGGTCGGCTTCTACATCCACCCGGACGGTCGCGACGGCGAGACACTGGACTTCATGGTGCAGGGCAATACGTTGGCGCTACCTGCCCAGAACATTGACGGTTTCGGCTTCGGGATCGCGCTGGACATCCTGAAGAAAGGTGGCAAGGTACGGCGTACCGGCTGGAACGGCAGAGGCATGTGGGTCGAGATGCAGCACCCCGACGCGCACAGCAAGATGACCCTCCCCTACCTGTACCTGAATTACCCTGATAACGCACTCAACACGCCGGGCGCGCGCGTACCGTGGCTGGCTAGCCAGACAGACATACTGGCAACAGACTGGGAGCTTGTATGATGAAACTGACTGAAGACGACATCAGGGCTCGCGTTATCGACGCGGAGTTCTTCCACGTCGACGGTACGACGACAACGCTGTGTCTACTCAAGACCATCAGCGACTTCGTAGTCACCGGCACCAGCGCCTGCATCGACCCGGCAGAGTTCGATGCAGCTGTCGGGCGCGAGCTGGCGTATAAGGACGCTCTGCGCCAGCTGTGGAGTCTGGAAGGCTACCGCGTGAGTTGTGCGGCCCACGACGCTAAGATCGCACAACAATCTATTGCCGCCGCCGAAAAAACCAGTATCATCACCCCCTGAGATTTTCCTTCTCATTCGCGGTAATCGCCGCCTTCGGCCACGCATTTGCGTGGCCTCTTTTTTTCCTCTAATATTCGATCTATCTTCGCTCTACCGGTGCGCGACCGGTACGACTCGACCCCGTAAGGGCTGACCCCTCGCCAGTTGCAGCGACATGCAGACGCCTTCTCTTTCATTCAATTATTGGAGGCCGCTATGGCTCTGACGAATTTTGGGGCATTGACCCAAGAACAAAAAACAATCTGGAGCATGGACTTGTGGAAACAAGCCCGTAACCAGTCCTTTATCAACAAGTTCCTCGGCAAAGGCCCGAACTCGATGATTCAGCACATTACCGAGCTGAAGAAATCCGAGAAAGGCGCCCGCGCGGTCATCACCTTGCTGGCCGATCTGACTGGCGACGGCGTTGCCGGCGACCGTATGCTGGAAGGCAACGAAGAGGCTATGCAGTCGTTCGACCAAGTGATCCGCATCGACCAGCTGCGTCATGCGAACCGTCACGAAGGACGCGTGGCTGATCAGAAGTCGATCGTTGAATTCCGTGGTAACTCCAAAGACGTGCTGTCGTACTGGCTCGCCGACCGTATGGATCAGCTGGCCTTCCTGTCGCTCGCCGGCGTGAGCTACGCCAAGACCAACCGAGGCGCGAACCGTGTCGGCTCAGACCTGCAGTATCTGGACTTCGCGCAGGACGTAAGCGCTCCGACGGCCAACCGCCGCCTGCGCTGGGACGGCGCCGCCAAAGTGTTCACCGTAGGCGGCGCAACCAGTGCGGTCGCTGCGGCGGATACCCCGAGCTGGGAGATGCTGGTGCAGCTGAAAGCCTACGCTAAGGACCATTACATTCGCGGGATCAAAGAAGCCGGCGGCGAGGAAACTTTCCACGTATTCCTGACTCCGCAGGCCATGGCCAAGCTGAAGCTGGATAGCAACTATATGCAGAACGTACGTCACGCACAGCAGCGCGGCGACGGCAACGTCCTGTTTACCGGCTCCAGCGTGAAGATCGACGGTCTGTACCTGCACGAGTTCCGCCATGTGTACAACACTGCCAACGCCACCTCGGGTAACAAGTGGGGTGCTGGCGGTACCGTTGACGGTTGCTCGATCGCCTTCTGCGGTGCGCAAGCACTGGGCATGGCTGACATCGGCGCGCCGGAATGGATCGAAAAGGGCTTCGACTACGAGAACCAGCAGGGTATCTCGGTCAGCAAGATTCTGGGTTTCCTGAAACCCAAGTTCAGCTCGATCTACGAGAACGGCGCCGTCGAAGATTTCGGCGTGATCAACGCCTTCTGCGCACAGTAAGGAGAATCCGATATGGCTCTGGTAAAGAAAATCCGCACCGCGCAAACCCCGCTGGTTGCTGAGTTCATCATCAATATGGCTGACACGATGGCTAATACCGGCGGCACCGTGCAAGGTCTGAACGCCAACGGTGCGTTCGACTTCGCGGACCTGCCACCGGGCGCGCAAGTGATCGGCGGTGAAGCTGTCACCGAAACCGCACTGACTGGTGGCGGCGTCACCGCTGCCACCATCGCGCTCGGCGACGCGGTAAGCGCCGCTCGTTACGCGGCGGCCGCGACTGTGCTGGCTGCGGCTGCTCGCGTCGCTATCATCCCGACCGGATACACCGGGCAGGGTGAGTCGCTGCGTGCTACGTTAGCCTTTACCGGCGGTAGCCCTACTGCTGGTAAGGTGCGCGTACGTGTCATGTATATCATCGACGGCCGCGCTAACGAGGTTATGTAACACAAGGGGGCTTCGGCCCCCTACATTCATGAGGGAGTAGGCAGATGGATTTCATCCTGAACCGTAACAAGACTGTGTCCTCGACCCGAGGCCACACCATCACTTTTATCAAGGACGAGCCGGTACACGTACCGGACGACATGCACACCGACGTAATGGCTATCGGGGCGGTACCGGTAGATGAGTTGCCGGATACTGAGGCGAAGCTGCCGAGCGAGCCGCAAGGCGCCGAGCGCGAACAGGCCATTATCGATGCCATGAAGCAGCTGGTGCTGCGCAACAAGCGCGAAGATTTTACTGCCTCCGGCCTGCCGGATGCCCGCGCGCTGAAAGACATTCTGGGCTTCGGCATCCACCACAAAGAGCGCGATGCGGTATGGACCAAGGTTCAGGCCGCGATGAATAGCGACGAGAAGTAATATGGACACGACCCGTCTGTACACCCTGTTCCGTAGCGAGCTTGCTGACGTCGCCGAGCCGTACCTGTGGGCCGACGATGAAGTGTTCCACTACGCAGATGAAGCGCAGAAGAAGTTCTGTCGCCTGACAGACGGGATCGCTGACGCAGGTACGCCGGCAGTGACGCAAGTCGCTGTCACTGCCGGTAACCCTTGGGTCTCCATAAGTCCGTTGATCCGCAAGATTCGCGGGATCAACGGCGCCGATGGCCGTTATATCGACCCGGAGAACTATGAGGATTTCCAGAAGCGCGGTATCAAGCTGGACGCGCGTACTGGCGCGCCGGAAATCCTGATACTCGGCATGCAGGAGAACAAAGCCCGAGCCTACCCCGTCCCGGCTGCGGACGAGACGCTGGAGCTATTGGTCTACCGCCTACCTATCAAGGCGCTGGATGACTTTGACCAGAAGATCGAGATTGCCGAGCAGCACCACACGGCGCTGCTGCTGTGGATGAAGCACATGGCGTACAGTAAGCAGGACGCAGAGACTTTCGACAAGACCAAAGCGGCTGAGTTCGAGGTCGCCTTCGAGAAGTACTGCTACAACGCCCAGAAAGAAAAGAACACCAGTAAACACAAGGCGCGTTCCGTCGCCTACGGAGGGCTGTGATGGCGACGCACAAGACCAAGCTACAGATCGATCAGGGGGCGACCTTCGTCAAGGAGTTTATCGTACGCGACGCGCAGCAGGCGCTGATTGATTTCAGCGGGTGCAGCGCGGAGGCGCAAGTACGCTCGGAGATTGAATCACCGGTAGTGCTACTGACGATGACGACCGCTAACGGCCGGATCACGCTTGGCGGGGCCGCAGGCACCGTGCGTATCGACCTCGACGCACTGACGACTGACACCCTCCCGTTCACCGAAGGCGTGTTCGATATGGAGATCACATTCCCCACCGGGGGTAAAACCCGCCTGATGGCCGGCACCGTGGCGGTGTCGCCCGCAGTTACTCGATAAGGAAACATCATGGCCATCACCACTGCAGTCTGCAACAGCTACAAACAGGAAATCATGCAGGGCGTCCATGCCAGTGCAGACACCTATAAGATTGCGCTTTACACCAGCGCTGCGACGCTGGACAAAACTACCACTGTATACAGCGTAACAAACGAGGTTGCCGGTACTGGGTACACCGCTGGCGGTGCAACGCTGGCCGGCCTGAGCATCGCCCTGTCAGGCGATACGGCCGTCCTCGACTTCACCACTGATCCGAGCTGGCCGACGGCATCGATCACCGCGCGCGGCGCGCTGATCTACAACAGCTCCAAAGGTAATAAAGCGGTTGCTGCGTTCAACTTTGGTTCGGATATTACCAGCACTAATGGTACCTTCACCGCACAGCTACCGACGCCAGACGCAGCAAACGGTCTGGTCCGTATCGGTTAAGGGGCGCCCCATGATCCACGTTGGCGGGGATATCTTCTGGTTCGACAAGGACGTCGGGACTTACTCCGCGCAAGTTGACGGGCAGGTCTACGGCAGCAGGGCGATGCAGTACCCGACAGTGACTGAGCTTGAGGCCGCTTGCGGTGTGGCGCTGACTGCAGATGATCGCGCCGCGCTGCAGGCAGAGTTCGACAGCATCCCGGTTGACGATAAGCCGTGTCGGATCAGCAAGCTGAGTTTTGACGAGCGCTTCACCGATGCGGAGTGGGTGCGTATCACCGCTGCGGCAGAGGGCAATACCCAGATCGCCCGGATGCTGAAACAGCGCGATATGGTGGAGTTCATCTGCTTGCTGCTGCCAAAGACAATCGCTGGCGTTCGGCAGCTTGAAGCGGCCGGCTTACTGGATGCTCCGGGCCGCGCCAACCAGATTCTCGGGGTAACACAATAATGGCAGCGCTGACAGACCTCTCCGCACTGGTGAACCGCGTCACTGGCGGAAACAACGGCAACCCGCAACACATCACAACATGGATCGACAGCCGCGTCGGTGCGGCAGCAGCGCAGGCGCCCGTGGTGAACCGCTGGACAAGCCTGTGGCAATATAACGCCACGCTGGGCGGCTCCGGGGCGCTACCTGCTGCGGCTACGAACCCGGCGCGTAATGTTGCCGGTGCCTTCGGGCAGAACGACCCGACCGGAGGCCGGCAGTTGTGGCTGCTGGGTATTGAGGGTTATTCGTCTATTGCAGCGAACTACCTGATCTATGACCGGCTGGCGCAAATTGGTGGGCGGTCAGGCACAGTCATTACGGCGCAGACTTGCAACATTAGCTCAACCCGCTACAACACGGCGCAGACTGCCGTCGGCGTACAGATTGCCGTTGAGATTGGCGTTGCTGTCGGTACAACCGCAACCACGATATCCGCCAGTTACACCAATCAAGACGGCACGGCGGGGCGAACCACAAAGCTGACTGCTTTCGGCGGTACGGGCAACCGCGAGCTACAGCGCATTCTGTTTTTACCGCTGGCCGATGGCGATACTGGGGTGTTGAGCGTGCAGAGCGTGACCGTTACCGCTACCACAGGCACGGCGGGCAACTTCGCGGTGCTGCTAATCAAGCCGTTGCTTCAAGTTGGCACGTCCTACGCAGGCGGCACGTTCATTCGTGACGCCGTTACCAACGCCCCGGCCTTGCCGGAGGTGCTGACAGGGGCGTGCCTGAGCTCGATGTTCATCGGGCCGGGAACAGCTATCCCGCAGATCATGATGACGCTGCACATGGTTGAGGCCTGATCATGGCGCTCACCTCGTTTGACCAATACTTGCAGAAGCTGCGAGATACAACTCCGGGCCGTTTTCCCAACCTGTCCGGCAGGTATGCGCAATACGGTACGTGGACGGCTAATAGTGGCGTAGCGCCTACCGCCAGCGTTGCGCTTACGAAAGCCACCACAGGGGCGCAGATTCCGGAAATACCGGATGCCGGCGACCAGTTTCTGCAAGTGACAACGCTCGGACACCAGACTAACGCTCAGATGTTTCTCGGCCTGCCCATGATTACCGACCGGCTGGTACATAGCGGCGGGCTGGTCGCCAATATCACCACAGAGCAGACGACTAACCTGCCAACGGCGGCACTACCCCGATACACAGATGGCATCGGCGTCATGCTGGCGCTGGACGTCTACACAGCGACAGGCGGCACCGCCACAACCGTCACCGCACGTTACACCAATCAAGACGGGACTGCCGGTCGCGTGACGAAGGTTGTTGTCTGGCCAGCGAGCGCGCCAGTAGGCCGCCGATACATCCTACCTCTGCAAGACGGTGATACAGGCGTGCGTAGCGTGGAAGGTGTGACGTTTGCCGGGAGTACAGCTGTAGCCGGCAACGTCGGGGTAACACTGTTCAAGCCGCTCGGCTGGGCGCATGGAAACATGATGCACGGCGGCGCGCAATGGGGCGAAGCAATGGCGGCGTTGTATGGTGGCTTGTTTCAAGTCCATAACGACGCCTGTATTGAGTTTCTGAGCTTCGGCGGCAACAGCAGTACGCAGCAGTACGGTGCCACAAAACTGATCGGAGCCTGATATGTGGCGCTCACAAGCCTTCTGGTTTGACGGCGCGGCCGAAGAGCTTGGTAGTCTGCCGCTGGCGGATACGCCGGCGGTTGGGGGGGACGCCACAGCTGTTGTGACAGGCGTTTCGACCTCATCGGCGCACGGCGCGATCAGCGCGCTGGCCGGTGCGAGCACGCTGCTCACCGGTGCTGCTGCAAACAGCGCTGCCGGTATCGTCACGGCCAGTAGCGCTAGTGGCGGCACTGCCGCAGTGGCGGGCGTTCTACTCGCTGCCACAGCGGGGGGCATTGCCGGCGTAGCTGCGGGGGATGTTTCGACCTCGGGCACAATGGCGATGTCTGCTGTCGGCGCTGTCAGTGCGCATGCCGGCGGCGACGCTGCCATTACGGGTGCTGATACAGCCGCCCTGACAGGCGACATCACTGCAATAGCCGCTGGCGACGCTGCCATTACGGGCGCAGAGGCACTATCTACAGCCGGAGCAATAAGCGCGGTCGGCGCAGGTTCAGGGCTGGCACAGCTCACCGGTGCCAGCGTCCAGACCGGTGCCGGAGCAATAAGCGCGGTCGGCGCAGGTTCAGGGCTGGTACAGCTCCCCAGCACCAGCGCCCTGACAGGCGCCGGAGCAATAAGCGCGCATGCTGACAGTAACACCACGTTATCAGGCGCAGCGGCACTGTCTACAGCGGGGGCCGTCAGCGCGAGTGGTGCGGGGTCGGGGCTGGCGCAGCTCACCGGCGCTAGCGCTCAGACCGGTGCCGGAGCGATAAGCGCGCATGCTGACAGCAACACCACGCTATCAGGCGCAGTCAGCCCGATCTCGATCGGCGCGATCAGCGCGGTCGGTGCGGTTTCAGGGCTGGTACAACTCACTGGCGACAGCGCAGCGGCTATGGCGGGGGATGTGGCTGCGACGGCGGCCGGCGTCGCTGTCATCGCGGGCGTAGGTACGACGGCAGCTGCCGGGTCAATATCGGTATCGACCGGCACCGGCGGTAGCGCAGCGGTCACAGGCGCGGCGGTAGCGACGGCAGTCGGCGCGGTGCTTGCTTCAGGCGGCGCGGCGGTAGTGGTAGCAGGGGCTGAGGCGCACACTTGGGCACAGGCACCGGCTGTCACATTGACCGCCCTATACGCCGTTACCGGTGCGTACGCGCAGGCTGACGTCGGCACCCTTATCGCCGGCGCCGCCGCAGCAGTCAGTCTGCCCGGCACGGCTGCGACGACTACCGGCGGGGCGATAACCTGTGCAGCAGAGGCCAGTACGGTGCTCGCCACCTCCGGCGTGATAGCCTTAGCCTCTGCGCCGACACTGTTTGCGTCTGCGCAAACGGCTGTATCAGGTATAGCCGTACCGGCGGTAGTCGGCATACTGGCGGCAGTCGCTTCGCGACCGCCAGCCAGAGCGCCGCCAGAACTTATCACAGTGGGTGCGCAGGTAGAACAGGTCCAGATACGCGGCGGGCGGACAGAACTTATCACAGTAGGTGCGCAGGCAGAGCAGGTCCAGATACGCGGCGGGCGGGCAGAACAGATCGTACTGACCGTAGAGGGGCCGGAACACATTACTCTCGGGGGTGGACAGGCCGTGCTTGTCCAGCTCTGAAGTTCCATCGGGTAGACGATGCCATACATAGAAGAACAGTCTGTAGAGGGCGCCATGACGACACAAGAATCCACCCGCGTACAGCTCGTACACATAAATGAAGCCATCACCAGTTTGGCGGGCAAGGTCGACATGCTGCTGGACATGACGAAGACTGTAGCCGTGATGCAGGTGGAGGCCGACAACCACCGGAACTACACACAGCAGATGGAGCTACGGGTGAACACTGCCGTCACGAAGCTGGAGACTAATCTGGAGGCTGAGGAAGCTAATCGCATCCACGCCAACAAGAACATACACGAACGCATCGACGTAGTACGTAAGTGGATGTTCACTGTGGGCGGCGGCGGTCTGGTAGTCATCGCGCTGCTTGGGTATGTGGCCGAATCAGTAAAGAGTTTCGCGTCCACTTACATCGAAGCTCACGACACAGCCATTCGCCAGCAGCACGAGTTGGAGACGCTGAAGCAGCGCATCGATCATCTATACCGCCAGAAAGAAGCACCGCTATGAAGCAGGCGCTGATCAAACGCCTATACCAGACCGACACAGGTACCGAGGGGTGCCTCATGGCGGAAGGCTTTACTTGCAAAACGCTGGAACTGCCGTGGCGGGATAACGCGCGCCAGCGTTCGTGCGTGCCTCCCGGAAGCTACTTGTGCGAGATGGTATCCAGCCCGAAATTCGGGCGGGTGTACACCCTGCGTAACACCGATCCGCGCACGCATGTCCTGATCCACGCCGGAAATTTTGCCGGGGATATCGACAAAGGACTGAAAACACACGTTCAGGGCTGCATCCTGCTTGGCAAATACTACGGTGCCATAGACGGGCAACGTGCAATCCTTCTGAGCCGCCCTACGGTACGCGCGTTCATGGCCAAACTGGGCGGGGCGAGTTTCACGTTAACGATCGAGGGGGTCACATCATGAGTTTCACGGCACTATTGGCAGCCCCCGGTCTGGGGGCGTTGCTGGGTTGGGCAGGCGGGGTGATGAACCGCTTCTTCGACCTGCGCCTGAAAGACAAGGAACTTGCCCTGCAGGAGTCGCTACAAGCGCACGAGCTGCTGCGGATGGATAAAGAGCGCGAGTTCATGATCGCTGAGGCCGGGCAGAAACTACAGGTGGTGCAGGAGGAAGGCGCCCAGCGCCTTACCGAGGTTGCGTACAAAACCATGACGGAGAGCTACGGTAACGACAAGGCGACGTACGGCGGGGGTCGCGTCGACGCCCTGCGCGGCTTGATCCGCCCGATGGCCACTGCGCTATATGGTTTCGCCTCGCTCTTTATGGTCGCTGTCATCCTGTATTACGGGTTCTTCATCTACCAGCTGTCATTCTCGACGGATCAGATGCACGTGCTGCTGTCGCAGTCAGTGCAGTGGGTATTCTTCATGACGGAGGTTTGTGTGGGGTGGTGGTTCGGGTCACGCCCGGCCCCTGCCCTACGCCCGCCCGGCATGAAGGTTTAAGAGGCCGGCCCCAGTTGGGGGTGGGCCGCCAGCGGGGCTGCCCCGCAAAACCCCCGACCGTCCGGAGCGGCCAGTATTACCCTGTACTGGCCGCTCTTTTTTATGCTACGATCCGCCAATCTAACTTCGATCTGAGAACGAAGCAGCGCCGCTGCGGACTCACTAATAGAGGAGCCCGACATGGCTAATACGCTTTATGACAGCGCACGCGAACGTTTTCTGAAAGGCGAGATCAACTGGATGACCGACACCATCAAGGTGATTCTGGTCGATACCGGTTCGTACACCCCTAGCTTCGGCACCCACGCCAATCTGGCAGATATCGGCCCGGCGGCGCGCATCTCCTCGGCGCCCGTTACGCTCGTCGACAAAGAGACGTCGGGCGGGGCCGCTAACGGGCGCGACGTGACATTCCCCTCCGTCAGCGGCCCATCCATCGAGGCCATCGTTATCTATAAAGAGGGTGCCGATGAAGCCTCTAGCCCGTTGATCGCCTTCATCGATACGGGTACCGGCCTACCGATCACCCCGAACGGCGGCGATATTATCGTGACGTGGGACAACGGTCCCAACAAAATATTTAAAGTGTAAAGCCATTATCGCAGGTCACGTTGATGTCTAATCATTAACAATCAACAACTTACGTCAAATCGACGCCTCGCACCCGCACCGGGGCGAGGCGTTTTGTTTTGGGGGGTAGCTATGCCTACGAACGGAAAGATCGCCGGCGTCGTGTTGGAAGGCGCGACACCGGTGCCATCATGTACTGTCCGTCTATACGACCGCCCGACAGGCTCGTTACTGTCGTCGGAGGTTACCGGGGTCTACGGTAACTTCTTGTTCTCCGGACTCGACGAGACACTGACCGCCAACTACTTCGTCGTAGCCTTCGACCCGATCGGCGGGGTACAGTATAACGCTATCGTGTTCGATTACCTGACTCCGGTCACCAGCTTGACACGGACGGTCGAGACTATAGGGAGTACTACCGATGTCTCCGGGTCTGCGAAAGTAGAGTTCACTTCGTACGAAGCGACCATCAAAAATTTGACGCCGCTGGCGTACTGGCGGCTCAGCGAAGCGACGGGGGCGCCGAACGACGAACAGAACTTCGCCGACATGGCCGTCAGTTCCGGCACGTTCACCTACGCACAATCATCAGGGCTTTTTATCGCTGGTGACACGGCCATTCGCCATGGAACTGTCGGTACGAACGAGTATATGTCGACGGGTAAGGTCACGGGCCTTGTACCCGGAGCGAGCGGTTTCTCGGTCGTCTTCCTCGTTAAGCCAGACACAAACGCGTACTACCAGAAATGGCTTGAGTGGCGCGACTACGGGGCCGGGGCCGCTGACAAGCCCATACTAAGTTTCATCATGCACGGCATCAGCGGTTTCGAGGTTGTGGCGCAACCATGGTCGAGCGACGTATATCAGGCAGTCGGTGCCCCTACTGTACGGGACGACAGGTGGCATTTGTGCGGGGTTACATACGATGCAGGCACCAACACTCAGAAGATGTATTTCGACGGCGCGGTGACAGCTACCCGAACGCCAGCTACGCCCCCTGCGTGGCCTACGCAAGCATCTATCACGTTATTCAATGCTGCTGAAGGGGTTAACGCCTACTCGGCGGAATGTACGCTGGATGAAGTCGCTATCTTCGACTACCCACTATCGGCGCTACAGATGTCGCGTATCGCCGGACGATGGAATAGCGCGATGCGGTTTAATGCGGAGGATAAAGAAGGCAATACTGTCCTCAGTAATGGTGACATGACGGTGGCAGGGACTGCTGCGAACTGGGGTAGCGCGCGCCTCACGCACAGTAAAAATACCGGCCGTTGGTACTGGGAGGTTCTGGTAGAGAGTAACACAGGTAATTCGCTGATAGCTGGTGTGTCAGCCACCAACCTCCCCACAGGCAACTATGCCGGAACAACCTCCGGTTCGACCGGTATCTGGGCGCGCGCCGGTAGCGCCCCTATAGTCTACATAGATGGCGCCAACACTACGCTCTCCGTACCGCCTATCGTTGTCGGCGATGTGTTGGGGTTCGTACTGGATGCGGATATAAAAGAATGCCGCATATACATCAATGGCGTGCTCGTTTTCGCGCGTACTAATAGTTCGTCTCAGCGTCAGTTCCCGACGATCTCATGCCTCCAAAACGGCCGAGGGACCATACGCTTACGTGGTGGGGACTTTACATACCCGCAACCGGCGCATACGGCGGCATATGGTGACGCGGAGTACGCCCCACCAGTAGTAGCAGGCTGGGACGCTACGGCTAAAGGGGATAACTGGCGCGTCAGTCAATTAAGCTATCTGGCGAGTTACCCACAACAAAATTCGTGGCAGTCGATCCGCGCAATCACTACTCGCAACAGCGGGGTACGCTATTTCGAGATCACCATGCCGTCTGCTATGTATGCCGGAGGGGCGATGGTAGGGGTATTGAATGCAGCGCACCCGCTGACGATGATAGGGGTAGCGTCTGGCGGGTGGGGGTATATATCGGATGCCCGTAAACTCAACGCAGGCGCTACCGCCGCATACGGGACCGTATACGGGGCCAATGACGTGCTCGGGGTGCTAGTCGACTTCACTGCCGGCTCGGTAGAGTTCATAAAGAATGGCGTGTCGCAGGGGGTAGCGTATGCTACCGGTGTCGCAGGCAATCTGTACCCAGCAATATCCAACTATATAGGCTACGGCGCTGTCAGCCTTAACATGGGGCGCGAGCCGTTTATTTATACTCTGCCGCCAGACGCAGTAGCTTGGGATAGCTAATATGTCTTACACCCCGCCAGACAGCAGGCTTCTCAAGACGGTATTACGTAGCGAATACACGCCGCCTGACGCGCGCCTGATTAAAGCGAACCTCATACCGCCACCGGAGGGCGACGCACAAGCCGTCTACCCGGATGCGTTCACTGATGGTGCCATAGCGCCCCCGGCGATACGCAACAAATCCCGCGTCACTACCCTTAACGGTTTCGACGCGTCGGCGCATGGCACAGCGACTGTATTCAACAGCGCTCAGGGCGTCACTACGGTCGGTACTAACACTGCTGAGTACGGTACGCCAGAGGCTGTGAACACGCGGCGCACGGTACCGGTAAGTGGTGCGAACCACTTGGACATGGGCACGCCGGGTAAAGTATGGAATTTTCATAGCTTCTTCCGCGCATCGGGGAAAGACTCCAGCCTATTCGGGGCTACCGCCGTACATAACCAGCACGAGTACCTGCGTACAAACGGGTTCGTAGCGACGGGTTTCGGCACTACCCGCGTCGAGCCGGAAGATCGCCGGCGGCACGCCTTGCGGTATCTGGACTACTTCAACAGAGGCGTGCCTTCTGTGTCGGGCGGCCCCCGCACGGTGTTCCACTCCGACAGCTATGTCTTCGTAGCCACCTCGTTCTCACCCGTTAGCCCGACATCAGACTTCCTGACACGTTTCGACAGGCAGACTTGGCAGACTGACGAGGTTCAGCGCGTCGTATCCGATCCGGTCTCCGGGGACATTATCAAGCCTTCCCCTGAATTCGGCTTCACCAATGTCGCCGGGGATATGCTCATGCCCTGCTATGCCCGGCGCGCAGACAATTCGATGTATATCGGCCTGCTGCAGCTGACCAGCGACGGCACTTATGTAGCCCACAGTAATCTGGGGCAGGGCGATATTTACGCTTTTGCGGCGGTAGGCAACCGGGTCTACTTTACGCACGGGCAGACCGACATGCTGTACGGAGGCGTCGGTGTAAACGCCTCGCCGCTGGTATCGGCGCCATCATTCTCCACACACCTCGCAGCAAACAGCACGGCCCTGTTTTTGCTGGATATTGCGACCGACGAACTGAAGCGCCTCGATCTTGATACCGGGCTACCAGTCGCTACGGTTAGCGTCACGCCGAATACGCACGTCTTGGCGGTAACCGAGCATGTGGTATGGGTGGTAGACGGTACAGCCACCGCCTACGCCTACGACCTCTCGCTCACCCCGCTGAACGAAGTATCGGTCGCTGCTTTCGAGCCGTCCGGCAGTACCCCCGCCTGCTCCGTACCGGAGCAACGCCCACAGTGCAGCGCGAACCTCGCGGCGATCGACACCTCCCACGGGACGGTCCTGCTGTATGGCAGCGCAGACCGGCACACAGTAGCGGGGTATCTGCCGATCGCCCAAGGGGGCGTCGTACCCAGTACACAATTATGGCCGCCACCATACGCCTTGCCCGAGCAGTACATGGCGTTTCCGGCTACACCGTGGCCGCCTGACATAACCCGCCCGCCGGCACTAAGCGCTCCAGACTGGGCGCTCCACCAGAGACTCGGTAATACCCGGCTGATGTCGGACACCGAGGCGTACCTGTCGATGACGTTCGATCAGCGCATCCAGCCGGGGGGCGCGGGGTACATCCCTCCGGGATGGCAGCCGCTCGGTGAGTGGATAGTCAAAGCATCGGTTAACGTCAGCTCAGTCATCACTTACGCGGCCAACCCTGCCGGCATAGCCCCTCCGTCACCAGCTTTCGGGGTCGCAAATACGCGGCTACAGCAGCGCTACGTATACCCGGCAACAGGCAGCCACCGCATCGTCGGTGAGCCCTACGTCCAGCTACAAAACCGAGCGGTGTTCCCGACCACGTTATACGGGACCAGCTTTGGCACTATCGCGCTACGGGATAACAAGCTGCGCCCTGACGGGTTCGATGCCGCAGAAGTACAGCAGGTATTTGTCACTGACCTGAGACAGTTTACTTACCCGCTCTCTGTCGCTGCGTTCGACGTATGGCACGTCGGCGATCCGGACATACGTAACTTCAACAAGATCGTCGTACCGGACACGACCGATCATGCCAGCTTCAACTCGTTCCACCCGACGGTACGCAACGCACGCAAGCAGGCGAAGCCACTCGGCGCGGATCATGCGATAGCGCCGCCTGTCAGTGTGCGCAACGCAGCCCTCGTGTTCCGGCCGAGCGGCTGGGAGTCCCTGACTTTCGGGGTGACTGACGCCGACCGCTTCAACCGTATGAAGCAGGTGTACGGCAGCCTGATGACGGTGTTCGGCGACATCAGTGTGTTCAACCTGCATCTGGGCGCGGCGCCCGCCGGGTTCCAGTCACCAGTGTTCGGAGACCCGCACACCGCGCATCGGGTGCGCCCGGTGTACCCGGACGGTACTGCCCTGACACAGATATCGGAGGTGACGGTAGAACTCGCGCGTCGCTACGTACCGGTAGCCGGACACGACTCACCGGTGTTCGGCAACACGCAGGCGGCGTACAAGTATCGGCGGGTATACATCCCGCATTTCAGCACAGACAAGTTCGGCACGACTGATGTCATGCTGCAGCGGCGCACGGTATACCCAGAGGGCGTGTTCTTCGACACCCCCGGCGCGGCCTTCGGCGTACTACGCACCTCATACCGCCTGCAGCCTATCGTTGCAGGGTGCGGAGACCAGTCCCGACTCGGTGACACAGACGTCTGGCGCAATGAGCAGCTCGTATGGCCGCTGACGTTTGGCGTATTGTCATCTTTCGGGTACGCCGATGTTTCACATCGGCATCGGCGACGCGCAGTCGAAGGGTTCAAGGCTACGCTGGCGGGTGAGGGCTCGGTCTGGAACTGGCGGACATACTGCACTACATGGTCGCCGCTCATGCCGGACGTATTCGGCGTACCGGGCGTAACCCAGCGGAACAAGACAGTACGCCCTGCCGGCTACGATACGTCCTTCGTCAGCCACTACTACACCATCCTGAATGCAGGGCGGGCACTGCTGCCGACAGGTACAGACTCCGCACTGTTCGGGGAGGTGATGGCCGCTCCGCGCATCCGGACGGTGGTGCCTGACGGCGACGTTCTCGGTGCAGTCGGTCGCTGGACAGCCGTGTGGAACCTGCGGCAGGTATTACCGGATAAAGGGGGTATCGCGCGCCCGTATGCCGGGCTTCCGACGGTATGGCGCAACGAGCGGCTTATATACCCCGTGTCGGCGCCGCCCCCCGTCGAGCCCTCCCGAGTCTTCGTAGCAGACCGTGTGCGGACGATCGTCGTCGCACGTTACGACACGCCATACATTGCACCGCCGTATATCGGGTTCTACATACAGCGCGTGTACCCGGTACCGTTCGGGCAAGATCGCTACGGTAATCTGTTCGTCGAGAGCAAGCGGAATATCGCCGGGGCGCACGGGTACCCGCAAGACAAATACGGGGCACCGACGGTCAAGAACTTCAACCCGCAAGCGTGGGTGATCGGGTTCGCGCTGCAACCGGGGTATTACGGCCCTTGGGTGAGCTTCCGCGTGCGGGTGGTAGATATCGGTGGAGTGGGTATTCCGGCGGCGGGAGTAGGCGCTCCGAACCCCACACTGCGTAACCGCACGATCCGCCCCGGCGGCGCCGCGACCGACAGCTTCTCGCGCCTGCTGGAGGTGAAGCACGACGAGCCGCAGCTACCCAACACGCAGCGATGTATCGCTGGCGGTATAGGGGTAACAGACCTACCCCCGGTAACTATCAATAGGCGTTCGGCGCTCATGGTCGGTGAGGATATGTCGAAGTTCGGCAGCCCCACCGTCACATCGAACGGTATATTGATCGATTCCACGCTTGGAGATTCGGCGAAGGCCGGCGACCCGTGGATCAGCTTCAAACACCGCACCATACTCATCAACACTGTGGAAAGACCCTTGGTGTTTGAACCTTCGAGGGTGTTCATGTTCCCGGCGGTACTGGGTCCGTTCGGTGACGTCCGCGCTGAATGGCTCGTAGATGCACACCTTGCGGAGCCGGGGAAGGAGGGGGTTAAACCGGTATTCGGGGAGCCCGACGTCAGTAACCAACACAGAGCAGTCCGCAGCATACCCATACCCCCACCCAACCCCGGCATACCGACGGTATCGACAAACAAGATATTCGCAACCGGCTGGGACTCCAACCGCAGGGCGTATGGTATGGTCGAGGTTCGCGGGCCGCAGTATATCGCCCCGTACTGGGGCAGGAGTACCGATGACTACATGCCCGACGCGCCGCAATATAATTTCGATACCGCGTTATTCGGGGAGCCCGTCACCGGCTATTACACCCCGCCGCCTGTGTGGAGCCCGTACCTGATCCCTACTGGCTTCAGCGCCACCGGGTTCGGGTATTCGCGTGTCGAGAACCTGATACGCCGGGTTTACCCCAGCGGGGATGACGCCCTGCACGTACCGTTAGTATGGGCACACCCGCCGTTCCGGCTCAACCCAATGGGCATTGTGCCGCCGGAGATCACGATCACGCAGATCGCCTACCGCCATCGCACACTATCAGTAGAAGGCGAAGATATGGCGCTGGTGTGCCGTGAGGATATATCAGCAATGAAGCACCGCCTGTATGTACGGCACGGCATCAGCCGATACGCGGTCGCCGGTATACAGGCGCTACCTGTCGTCATCGCGCAGGTGAGCTACCGTGTACGGACAGTTGTCGCGCGTTCGGTGGCTGCGCCGGCGCCGGCGCTGACACGCCCCCGCGTAGAGGCCCGGTTCACGGTCAGTCCGGACTCGTTCGATGCCGCGCTCGTTGGGGCGCCGAGCCGCGCGGTGTATGGCATGATTACGCCATACGCACAGGATATGACCCGCTGGGGGCGCTACCGTATCGACCGGTCAGTGGGGGCTACCGGCATCGCCCCGCTACCGCCGGCCGGCGCGCGTATCGGCCGGCCGCTACGCCCTGCAGGTGTGGATTGCAGCGGGTATGAGCCGCCGGCGGTAACCAATATCTACGGCTGCCGCGACCGCGTAGTCATCGTCGCCGGAGAGACTGACTTTTCAACTTTCGGAGCATCCAATGTTACCCACTAATCGTATGCAATTTGCCGGCGGTATGGACACCAAAACCGACCCGACTAATATACCGGCCGATCGAGCCCGTGACATCACCAACGTCGACGTCGCTGCGAACGGTATCGGCTACGTGCGTGAAGGGTTCACCCCGGCAGGCCTGCTACCCGGCGCCCGGTGTTTGCAGGGGTTTGATACTTTTGCCTTGTGCGCGCAAGGGGATGGGCTCTATCGCGTAGACTACCCACTAGCAACTACATTGATCGCCACGGGTCTGCACCCGATCAACCCTGTGGCGTACACCCGGCATGCGGGGCGCGTCTGGTTTACCGACGGCGACATGCTCGGCTGCGTATCCGCTGACGGGCATAGTACTGTGCGCGCCGGACTACCTACCCCGGCGTCCCCGGCTATCCGTACGGCCGGGGTAGGCGGCCTGATGCCGGGGCGCTACGGTCTGGCGCTGTCGTTCGTATCGGCGACTGAAGAGTCGGGTGTATCGGCGATAACGTTTACCTACACCACGGCAGGTGTGGAGCTGCTACATATCCCGCCCGCACCCGCCGGATGCGACGTGCGCGTGTATATGACACAGCCAGATGGCGACCGCCTGTACCACGCGCTCGACATCCCGGCCGGACTGGTACCGCCGATACTTATCGGCGCGCAGGCCGAGGGTAAAGCGGCGACAAACCAGTACCTGACGCAGATGCCGGGGGGCCGCTTGCTTGCTGGGTATAACGGCCGGATGTATGTCGCGCGCGGTAATGTCTTGTATTTCTCGGAGCCGCTACATTACGGACTCACCGCGCCGCAGCACGGGTTTGTGCTGTACGAGAGCGAAATCACACTGCTGCAGGCTGTAGAGTCCGGACTGTATGTCGGCACGCGCGAGCACCTGCACTACCTCGCCGGTGACGGGCCGAACGCGGCGCATACAAAAATGGCGGCCCCGCCCCCGGTGCCGTGGTCCGGACTGGCTGTGCCGGCGGGCCTGCTGGAAGAAGATTTCGCCCGGCGGGGCGGATTATACGCCGCATGGCTAGCGCATGACGGATACTACCTCGGTACGCCAGACGGCAGCGTTACCCCCCTCCAATCAGACCGTGTTGGCGGGCTCGCCGGGGACGCGACAGCGTCCGTGCTGGCGCCGGTGCGGGGTATTAACCGGGTAATAACTACGGTAGAATAACCGCGCCATGTAATTCATACTGGAACCGTCTGCGGAGCGTAAGCATTGAAGCAGCTTCTTCTTCCACAAGGAGCTGTCATGCTTGACCACGACCTGCAACGCCACGCGAAGGAATTCCACGACGCGCTGGCAAACAACCGCTACGAACAGACTGACGAAGGTGTGTTCTTCCCCGCTGCTAAAGTCATGGCGCGCGGCCTGTACATCCACGACGTAAACGGTGAAGACGTCCGCGAAGACGGTAACCTCGTTACCGACGAAGGCCTGACACACCTGCTGGCCGTCGCGCTGGGCGCGTCCATCAAGATCGCCCAATGGTACCTCGCCCTCTACTCAGGCGCGATCAACCCGGCTGCGGGCTGGAATGCCGCAAACTTCGCTGCAACCGCCAACGAGATTGTATCCGGCACCGAAGGCTACAGTGAGGGTACGCGCCGCCTGTTCCAACCCGGCGCAGCTGCGGCCAACACCATCGACAACACCGCGAGCAAAGCAGCCTTTACCATCGTCACCGCTAGCTCGCTGACTGTACAAGGCGCGGCGCTGGTGAGCGACAGCGGTAAGGGCTCAACCTCCGGCGTACTGATGTCCGCGACGCGCTTTTCTACACCGCGCGTACTTCAAAACACGGATATCTACAACGTCGGGTACCGTGTCGTACTGACGTCGGCGTAATGCACAGCCCGACCAAGCTCATCTATGAAGGCGACAGCGAACGCGCTGCCCTCTTCATGGGGGAAGCCCACACCCTGCTGAATAAGGCCCGAGGCGTAGCCGATGCGGCGGGTGTGGGTATGTTCGGCAAGTCGGCGACGCTTGTCGAAGGTGTCGTCGCCTACGCTCTGTACACCGCACAGCAGTCGGTCATCATTATCAATGCCGCGCCGCAGTCCGTACCCTCAGCGAAGGCGGTACAAGAGGCACGCAGCCGACCGAAGTTTTATTCCGGGGTCGTCAAGGGCGGCACGTTGACCACAGCGAGCAAGCTGGACGCCGGTGAGTGGGACTTCGGGCCGCCTCCGAATGTATCGAGCTACTCGGTACTCAGTGCATACAAACCCACTTCCGCGTGGCGAGCACAGTACAACGCATTCGTCGACAAACAGAATGCCGCGAACAAGGATACGCCGGGGTATACCCCCCTCACACCTTTGGGGGCGGGGTATCAGCGGCTATCCCAGCTGGCGGTAGACGCGCCTAAATGGTACGACGTGTTCCCGCAACCGACAGAGACCGTCATCCCGTCACAGTATTACAAGATTACGCCGAGCTGCTACAGCGGCCATATGAAGAAGCTGGCGCAGTATGTACTCGGTCTCGGCCGGC